AACCAAGGGGTATCGTGACAGGCTCTGGACGTGAATCAGCCTCAAGGGCAGGTGGGAAGAACACCTTCACTTTGTCTCCCGAACAAGTTCGGGCGATGAAGGATGCGGGTTTCTGGGACGACTCAGATAAACGCAACAAGATGATCAAGCGTTACGCAGCCGAAGCTCGTCAATCACAAGGTTACAGGAGTTAAACATGGATTCAAGGTTAAAAAAATCTCTTCAGGCCGGTGGCCGCAATGATCGCGCAAGCGAGGACGCAAGCCGCCGACCGCCTGAGGAAAAGTTCATGAGTGCGCAGGAACGTCGAAAGATGTGGAGCGACGAGTGGACGCAATCGGCTCTGCCCAAGGTCCCCGTAATCCCGGGATGGCACTTGTGCTGGCTTTCCACAACCAATTCATACGACACCATCGACAAGAGAATGCGACTTGGCTATGTACCTGTGACGGCAGATGAGATACCCGGGTTCGACAGTTATCGTGTTAAGGCTGGTGAGCATGTTGGGCACGTTTCGTGCAACGAGATGCTGTTATTCAAACTGCCTATGGATGTCTACCAAGACGTTATGGCGCAGATGCACTATGAGGCTCCCCGCGAGGAAGTGGATCGTATCCTCTCCCAAGCGGAAAGCGCAGGTGCGAAGGACAGCTCTGGTCGCAGATTGGTGCAAGTGGAAGCGGGTATGGACAGATACGAACAACAGCAACCCAACCGTGCCCCCGTTTTCGAGGGCTAATTTTAAGGAGCAAGACTATGTCTGCAACAAACGCTCCGTTCGGCTTGCGCCCTGCGTTCCACCCCTCCGGTCTGGATCGCGCCACGGCGCTTACTGACGGTATTGTCTCGGGCTACGGCTCGGCCATTCTCAAAGGTCAACCAGTACGTTACGTTACTGGCGGCGTCATCGAACCCGCAGCAGCAGATCAAGCCTTCGTTGGCGCGTTCGCTGGTGTTGAGTTCACTGACACCACTGGCCGTCATCGCGTGTCCAACAACTGGCCTGCCTCTACGGCTTACCAGACTGGCTCGTGCATCGCCTACTTCTACGCCGATCCACAGATCGTGTACGAAATTCAGGCTGACGGCTCTCTGGCCCAATCCTCTGTTGGCGACGAAGCCAACTTGAGCAACACCACTGCTGGTTCCACGACCACTGGTCTGTCGCAATGCACTCTGTCAACCACACTGGTTGGCGCAGGCAACAGCGCTCAGATGCGTATCGTGAACCTCGCTCCGTACCCCGGTAACGACTGGGGTGATTCTTTCACTATTGTCCGTGCAACCATCGCCGAATTCCAATTCGCTGGTGCTGCCGGAACAGCAATCTAAGGAGGGAGTGAACCATGGCCGCTCCAATGCGCAGTACCGACTTTCGTAGCATCGTCGAACCCATTCTGAACGAGTGCTTCGACGGTGTCTACGATCAACGTGCCGATGAATGGTCTCGCGTTTTCCGCGAACAAGAAGGCATCCCACGCAACTACCACGAAGAACCCGTCCTGTACGGCTTCGGTGCAGCTCCACAGATGGCCGATGGCACGCCTGTGACGTACCAACAAGGTGGTGTGTTGTTCCTGAAGCGTTACGTCTATGACGTGTACGGCTTGGCCTTCGCTTTGACCAAAGTTCTGGTTGAAGACGGCGACCACATCCGTATCGGTCAGGTGTACGCCCGTCACTTGGCTCAGTCCCTGATTGAGACCAAAGAGACTTTGTCCGCTAACGTCCTGAACAACGCCTTCACTGGCGGTCAGTACGCTGGTGGCGACGGCGTCGCTTTGAACAGCGCTTCCCACCCCATCGTGAACGGTACTTTCAGCAACTTGCTGTCCACCGCCGCGAACTTGTCCCAGACTTCTCTGGAGCAGATGTTGATCCAGATCCGTCAGGCTGTGGACAACAACGGCAAGCGTATCCGTTTGGTCCCCCGCCAGTTGGTGGTGGCCCCCGGTAACGTGTTCCAAGCCGAAGTTCTGCTCAAGAGCGTTCTGCGTGCTGGTAACGCAAACAACGACATCAACCCCGTCAAGTCGATTGGCTTGCTGGACGAAGGTGCTGCTGTTATCTCGCGTCTGACCAACCCATCGGCATTCTGGGTGCAAACCGATGCTCCAGAAGGCATGAAGTTGATGATGCGTCGCAAGCTGGAAAAGACCATGGAAGGCGATTTCGAAACCGACTCCATGCGCTACAAGGCTACCGAGCGTTACGACGTGGGCTTCACTGATCCACGCGCAATGTACGGCACTCCCGGCGTCTAAACCCAAGCGGGGGCTTCGGCCCCTGCGTTACAAGGAGAAAAGACAATGGCACAAACCTATTTTGGTTCTACCCTGCGTGCAGGCTCTGGCACATTGACTGACACTGTGGATGGCGGCTTCGTCGTCATGACACAGACCACCACTGTGACCACTGTCGCCGCAGGTACGGCTGTTAGCGCAACGCTGACTCTCCCCGCATCCTCACAGATCATCAACATCTTTGTTGATATGGTCCGTGACGAAGTGGTGGGCGCTGGCACGGCTACCACCTTGCCGATCACCGTTGGTACAGCCGCCGCAGGTACACAGTACGTGTCCTCGACCGACCTGTTCGCTGGTGGCCGTGCAGCAGCATCATTCACCACCGCTCAGTTGCTGGCGATGTCCGACATTGGCACAAACACCTCTGTCGTCCTCACAGCCGACCCTAACGGCACGATCAGCACAACACAGGCGATTATTCGCTTGACCGTTGTGTATGCTCAGAAAGTTTAAGGAGGCACATCATGGGTCAATTCAAACCAATGGTGAAGATGGAGACCACTGAGCCTTCAGTCGAACTCAAGCTGAAAAAAGGTGGCTGCGTCACTTCTGCCAAGAAGATGATGAATGGCGGCGTCATGGGCGCACTGTCACAAGCTCCGGCCCCCGGCGCTCGTGGTGGCATGGCCCCTGCGGCTCGTCCCGGCAAGCCTTCCATGATGGACCGCCGCAAGGCCATGATGGGCAAGTCAGCAATGGCTCGTCCGATGATGGCTAAGGGTGGTGCAATGGAAGCTCTGAAGGCTCACGCTGCCAAGCCTGCCAGCAAGGGCCACGCAGGCCTGAAAACTGGCGGTGTAGCCAAGTCTCCAAAGCCCGGTAACTACGCCACTGGTGGTGTTGTGAACGGCCAAGGCGGCTACAAAGATGGCGGCATCATCAAGTCCGAAAAGGGCAAGACGAAAGTGGTCACCGCCAAGGTTGACCACAACTCTGCTCCTACGGGTGACGTGAAGCTGGGCAACGCTGGCGGCTACAAAAAAGGCGGTGCTCCAAAAAAGCACTACGCCACGGGGGGAGCTGTTAACGACAGCGGCCACGCCGTGGCAATGCCCAAGAAAGCAGCGTCACAACCTGTCTCCAATGATCGCCAGTCTGGCACCTTTAAAAAAGGTGGCATGGTGAAAATGAAAGCAGGCGGAGCAACGCAAGCCGAGTTGGACAAGGCCTATGAAGGCAGCATCGGTCCTTCCAAGGAAGACATGGACATGGCTGAGACGATTCGCAGCATCCCCGGTAAGTTGTACCGTGGTGCTAAGAGTCTGATGGGCATGGACAAGAAACCCAAGGCTGGCGCTGTGACCAAGACTGAAAAGTCGATTACGGTCGAGCCTGCCAAGAAGAGTGGTGGATCAGTCAAGTGCTGAACCTGAGTGGGGGCTTCGGCCCCCGCTTTTAATTGGAGAACTGCATGAGAGTGCAAACGGTTTCAAAGACAGGCACAGGTTCGACCGACGCCATCGTCATCAACACAAACACCAACCCCGTGAACATTGGCTTCGCTGCCATCGTCACCGGCACGGTGAACTACTCAATCCAGATCTCATACGACGATCCCGGAGCTGGTTTCACTACGTGGTTCGACGACACGACCATCACCAGCAAGACTGGCAACGAGGACGGGTCCATCAATTTTCCCGTCACAGGCATCAAGGCGCTGGTTAACTCCGGCACTGGCACTGTGACGCTCAAGGTGGTTCAAGCGGGTATTGCGTGATGACCACAACGATCTCGTCCATCACCCGGCAAGGGGCCTTTGAGCCCTTTGACTTGCAGGTTTCTCGCGGCCAGATTCAGGGCCACAAGACCCTGTTTAAGTTTGGCAACAACGGTGACATCAATGGCTCCTTGGAGACCATTTGGAGTCATGGCGGCATCTATGCCTACCCCTCTTCTGCAATTCAGATGAAGGTGTCGAGCAGCAGCGCAAATGACGCATCCGCAGGAACTGGCGCAAGAACCGTGGTGATCTCTGGCCTTGATCAGAACTACAACGAGATCAGCGAAACCATCACCCTAAACGGCCAGACCGAAGTGCTGACCGTTAACACGTTTATCCGGGTGTTCCGTGGGTTTGTGCAGAGTGCAGGCTCTGGCAACACCGCTGCCGGAACAATCTATGTTGGCACTGGAGCCGTGACGGCGGGTGTGCCAGCCACGGTCTATGCCGAGATCCCGCTTGGTGCGAATCAAACGCAAATGGCGCTGTGGACTGTGCCTGCCGGGTACACCCTGTACATCTATGGCGGAACATTCACTGCGGCATCAAACAACGTCTCTCATTACATTTTGGGGCAGTTTTGTTTTCGCCCACAGGGCGGCGTGTTCCGAAACGTGGCTGACATTACGGTGAACTCGTTTGCCTTCCGTTACGACTGGGAAATCCCCTTGGCGATACCCGAGAAGTCCGACATTGAGGCAAGAGCAATTGCCCTCTCGGGCACAAACTTTTATGCGACAGCAGCCTTTGAGGGCCTGTACATCAAAAACAACGGGGGTGCATGATGCCAGCAAAGTCTCAGGCCCAGTTCCGCTTGATGAAGGCGGTCGAGCACAATCCCAAGATTGCAAAGCAGACCGGGATCAGCAAGAGCGTTGCCTCAGAGTACACCGAGTCCAACAAGGGCAAGAAGGCGTACTCCAAGCTGCCTGAGAAGATGGCTGATGGCGGGAAAGTGAACGCTGCTGGCAACTACACCAAGCCCGAGCTGCGCAAGCGGATCGTGAGCCAAGTCAAGTCCGCTGCAACGCAAGGCACTGGAGCAGGCAAGTGGTCGGCCCGTAAGGCCCAGCTTGTGGCGAAGAAGTACAAGGCCGCTGGCGGCGGGTACAGGGACTGACATGAAAGCCCCTCAACAATCCCTCAAAGACTGGGGAAAACAAGATTGGACGACCAAAAGTGGCAAAAAATCTTCTGAGACTGGTGAGCGATACCTTCCAAAAGCTGCAATCAAAAGCCTCAGCCCTGCTGAGTACGCTGCGACGACCAAAGCCAAACGCGCAGGCAAAGCAGCCGGAAAACAATTCGTAGCCCAACCTGCCAAGATCGCCAAGAAAACAGCCAAATACAGGTTCTGACCATGCCAAAAAACAACGCAACAGTTGCCAAGTCGCTGAAAAAGGCTGGCTTCTACGAGCCGTCCAAAAGCAAGCCCGAGCGGGTCAAGATCATCAACGAGGTGACGACCAAACCTCAGCGGTTGAACATGGTCGAGAAGATGTTCTCAGACAAGAAGCTCAAGAGCGGCGGCGGTGTGTCTCTTGCTGTTGGTCGTGGTGAAAAGTTGCCAATTTCCAAGGGCGCAGGCCTTACGGCCAAGGGCAGGGCTAAGTACAATCGGGAAACAGGCAGCAACCTGAAGGCCCCTCAACCTCAAGGCGGCGCACGCAAGGATTCCTTCTGTGCGCGTATGTCCGGAATGCCCGGACCCCTGAAGGATGAGAAGGGTAAACCAACCCGCAAGGCAGCAGCCTTAGACAGATGGAAGTGCTGATATGGCTTACTCGGATACCTACGGTCAGGTCTACAACATCCAAACTTTAATAGATCACGGAGCGCGTCGCTGCGGGAAGTTGGCCGAGGAGTTGACTTCTGAGCAGCTTTTGAGCGCCCGGGAGTCTTTGGGCTTCGTGATGAGCAACCTGATCAACATCGGCATCCAGTATTGGGCCATCGAGAAGCAGGTTGTAGGCCTTACCCCTGAGAAGTACATCTACACCCTGCCAGACGGCTCTAATGACGTCCTGAACGCCCTGTATCGCACCATGGAGCGACCTACCGGCAGCTACACAACGAGCGCTGGCGGTACTGTTGCCCTTGTTGGCGACAACGACATCAACACCTTCTGCCAGCAGACCACCCCAAATGGCAACATTTCGATCAATTTTGGCACTGACAACCCGATTTATGCTGGCTCGATTGGCCTTATGCCTTACGTTGCTGGCGGCGGTAGCGTTAATTGGGCTCTGACCCTCGAATATTCGACCGACAACGTCACTTGGAACACCCTGAAAGACCTCGGGACAGTGGTTGCGTCTGACAAACAGTGGATCTGGACCGACATTGACCCCGGTCAGAGCGTTCAGTTCTACCGAGTCCGCATCTCTGGCGGCTCAACCCTTGCTTTGCGCGAGTTTTACGTCGGAACCAACAGCCGCGAGATCACAATGTCTCGCCTGAACCGTGACGACTACACAAATTTGCCCAATAAAAACTTCACGGCCAACCAGCCGTACCAATATTGGTTCAACCGCACGGTTCCGAACCCCGAAATCTACCTCTGGCCCACTCCAAGCGACCCGTTCGTCCAAATGACGATCTGGTACAGCAAGCAAGTGATGAATGTGGGCGAACTGACCAACGAGTTGCAGATCCCGCAGCGCTGGTATCTGGCCGTGGTCAACATGCTGGCCCACCAGATGGCTATGGAGCTGCCACAGGTGCCCTTGGACCGTGTCCAGTACCTTGAGGCACAGGGCGAGAAGTATCTGGCCTTGGCCGAGGCTGAAGAACGCGACCGCAGCCCGATTTACTTCAGCCCAAACATCGGCGTTTACACGAGATAAGTCATGGGCATGTTCCTAGACACCATCGGAAACGCCTCGCTGGCAATCTTCATCTGCGACAGGTGCAGGATGAAGCGTGCGCTGGACGAGCAGATGCCCGATCCAAATTTCCCCGGGCTGCGCGTCTGCCAACAGGGCTGTGCTGATCAGATCGACCCGTACCGCCTGCCTGCACGCAAGACTGAGCGGATCAATTTACGTTTTCCTCGTCCGGATGTATCATTGGACAATCTCAGCGGCGCTGAAATCCCATACGGCGGACTCGTTGAGAAAGCCCCCGAGACAGGTCTTGGAGACTAAGGAAAAACATGGCACAAACAGGATTTACGCCAATCCAGCTCTACTACAGCACCACGGCGACAAATGTGCCGTTGGCTGGCAATCTCGCTGCGGGTGAGCTTGCGCTGAACACCGTAGACGAGAAGATCTATTTCAAGAACAGCGCGGGTGTAGTCAAGCTGATCGCCTCCACTTCTGGCGCTGTAGCTACTGTGTCCAGCGTCAGTTGGACCGGCGGCATCGTCTCAATTGCCACCCCGACTACGACGCCTGCTTTCACGATTGCGGGGACATCCGGTGGTGTACCGTATTTCTCCAGTGCTTCCACATGGGCGTCATCGGGCGCTTTGACGCAATACGGCATCGTGTACGGTGGAGGCGCTGGCGGTGCTCCTGTGGCAACAGCAGCGGGGGCCACCAATCAGGTTTTGAAGGCCAACACAGGTGGAGCGCCTACTTGGGGCTCTGTGGCTCTTGCAACGGATGTTTCGGGCACACTGCCGTCGAACAACGGCGGTACGGGCGTCAACTCCTACGCTGTCGGCGATATGCTGTATTACAGCGCTGGCACGGCTCTTACAAAGCTGACCATCGGCACGAACACCCAGATCTTGTCGTCCAACGGCACGGCCCCTGTCTGGGTTGACGCTTCTTCGGTTTCGGTCAACACAGCAACGAACCTTGCTGGTGGCGCGACTGGCTCTGTGCCTTTCCAAAGCGGTGTTGGTGCAACGACATTCTTGGCTCTCGGAACAGCCGGTCAGGTCATGACGGCGGGTCCATCGGGTCCTCAGTACGTTAACCAGTCCACCCTTTCTGTTGGGTTCGCCACAAACGCTACTAATGCAGTCAACGCGACCAACGCTGTAACGTCTACGAACCTCGCCGGTGGTACGGCGAACCAGATCCCATTCCAGACTGGCGCTGGCTCAACAAGTTTTGTCGTTGCCCCATCATCGGCTAACTTCGTCTTAACATGGACGGGTTCCGCGTTCAACTGGGCGTCTGTCCCTTCGGTAACTGCCGCCGGTAACCTTCTTGGTGGCGCGGCTGGTGACCTTGTGTTCCAGAGCGCAACAAACGCTTCAGCATTTTTGCCCGACATCGCTGTTGGCAACGCCTTGCTCTCTGGCGGGGTCGGTGTTGCGCCAAGCTACGGCAAGATTGGGCTTACCACCCACGTTTCCGGGGTGTTGCCAACAGCCAATGGCGGT